GCAACAGGGGCAACAGGGGCAACAGGGGCAACAGGGGCAACAGGGGCAACAGGGGCAACAGGGGCAACATTCACAAGGCCAACATTCCGCTTACCATTCCAGTTGACGTTTGCCCGCAGGCTGTTGCCGAAACGAGCACGTAGTTCCTTGACAAAGTTCTTGAATGTGGGATTCTGGCTTTGTCTATCCATCTTCACCAACTCATTAAAAACCTTGACAAGCGACTTTGGGTCGCAATCCTTCGGGTTTGCTGACGTGAGAAAGTCAGTTAGGTACTCAAGGACACCTATGCCCTTTCCATCCTTTACTGAATAGATAAAACCATTTGTGATCATTAAGAAAAGTTTCTTCGCAAATGTGGAAAGGATTTCCTTGTTGACCTTCTTCTTATTCTCATCTGTCTCAGGACAAGGCTCCCTGAGTGTGTCAAGCGTAGTCTTGACCACATAGAGCAACGGTGTCTTATTACTTTGCATCATGCCGAGCGGTTTATTGGCAACTTCCGGAGGCGTATGCGTTACAATGTGCTCAAACAACTCCATTTCATAGTTGTTCTGCTTGTTGTAATCTTCCGGGTCACAATCTTGATGTCTGTTCTCAACCTTGCGTCCCAGCAGAGTTAGAACTTCATGGACGTTATAGATATCCTTAACTGCGACGTTGTTTAATTTCTGAGCATTACCAGACACACCAAGAACATTGGTGTCAAGCTTCTCAAACTCCTTCCAGGTCTGGACCTTCTCCTTGCGTAGTTTATCAAACTCCTTGTTAATTGGACTCGCTGTTGTGCCACCAAAATATCCTACCTTCTTAGTCGCACCGCGATTCACATTGCGGATTCCAGTGTTTGCCACTATATTCTTCACATTAGTCTTCTTGGATTCCCAGTCAGATAGATTCTGTACAACGAACTTGTTGGTATTAATCTTATTGAGGAAGAAGGCATATACCTCTGTTCCATCAGACAAGTCATTGAGGGACTTGATTAAGACCTTGATAGCATCATCGCGGAACTGGATACACATGGCATCGGCTACCTGCGTAGCCATTGTGGTGAACGTACCCGACAAATAGGTAGCAAAGTCATTCTTCGTCTGGTCGTTTAGCAACGGATTCTGGAGCAAAAAAGCCAACTTTATCGCTACCATTTTGATGATAGTGGGATCTACCGGCCTACAATCCGGATTCTGGATGACTGAACCTGTAAAAGACTTCTTAGGCATCATGATCTTGTACAGAACATCTACCAAATCGCCTAGCACATTCACCAAGTATGTCTTGCCCTTGCCGTCTACCTTATTCACGTCAATCACGGCCTGCTTGAATTCCTTGCCGGCGAACAGAAGTTTGAAGACATCTACGCGCGTCAGCTTTCTAGCAAAGTCAAACGTGCGATAGGGGCCGATTAAAGGAGTATTGATGATACCTTCAATGTTGGCACCGCTCTGAATGGCAGCCCGGAGAACACCGGGATCTACCAAATTACCATTGCCGGAGGCAACCGCCTTGGCCAACTGAGCACGAGCATCACCCGTTGTTCCCGTACCCATAACGCGACCTTTTACGGAATTCTTGAATGTCTGATACGTTGAACGCTTGGTGATGTTGAGCTGGCCTCCAGCATTTGCTACAGGGGCCACAGGGGCATTCGTAGCCGTAGCAACAGGGGCTACAGGAGTTGGAATACCTGGCTTAGAACCTTTCGCACCCATTTGTATCTATTCAATACGAACAAAATTTTAGTATACAAGGAATTTATTTGTGGCATTCGGATTTGGATTAAGTTCTTTACCTTCAGTTGTAATGTAAACGAGCGCCTTATTAAACTCACCGTATTCGGATTCATATGAGGTATACCCTGCTGGAAAGTAGTTTGTCCCGTGCTTTTGACGAACATAGTCGGAGCAATTAAGAATGGCAAGCGTATATGCTTTTACATTCTGTGAAAGACTAATACGTGTCTCGGTATGATAAGCTTCTAGCAGTGGATACTTGAATGTATGCCATGTCTCATTGGAGACATCAACGGTGTCTATCCAAACGCGATTTTCATTCTTCCGGTCGCTAAACAAAACATCCGCCGAACCTGTTCCATTCTGGTCATTGAGATAACACTTGATGCCCACAATGAGTGGTTTCATCTCGTTCCAACCACTGTGTCCAAACTTGCGGACGGCTGAACTCAGATTTGTATTCAAGCGATACTCAAAGTCGCCGAAATAATTAACGGTTGTCTTCACAAGAAGAAAATTGCTATAATTACTTTCAACTGATCCTTTACTAAGAACTTCCTTCAAGCAGTCAAATTCATTCATTTTGCTGTGATGTGTGAAGCGTAAGAAGTTTCCATTCAATTTTTATAATAATAAAAAAATTTGATTATTGCCTGCTTGCCACCATAAGCATAAAAAAGTAATAATGAAGAGCCAAATGTCCTCGTTGATGAGTTCTCTTGATGAGGTGCGTGATCTGACATATGTGGGTGTCGGATCAGCAATTAATGATCTGCCGGGTCTTTCAGCGAAGAATGACCAGGTTGTGCCTATGTTTGTAACTGAAGCCTTGATGTCCAATAAGAAAGTAACGGCAATTCACTTTGACCCCGGTTTTAAGTTTGATGTAATGGAGGAGTATTTTAAGAAAAGATATCCCATGACTGAGTCCCGTCATCTTGGCTTCGGATGGTACTGGAAGTTTGGTCTGCTGGAGGTCTATATTCTTCCAATGGCGTTCGAGCATAAAGCACAGTATAGCCCAGATGAAAATGATATTGACTTTATGGAGGCTCTTATTAATCGTGTTCTAAATTCAGATACGGGAAGGCTAATTTTCCAGCAGTATACAGGTTATGATCCTGTTGGAACATTCAAGGATTTGTACAACGCTTCCAAGCGTCAGGCTGAGTTTAAGGATCGGGTTTTATTCGATGTTTCCTACGGAGCCGACACTGGATGCTGTACGGACATGACACAGCATAGACCGATTCTTTCTCCTCATGGTGGCTTCATGAACTTTCTGCTTTACGATAATGATGAGTTACGCTCTATTATTGGTTTCCGGCCCGACGTAGATGCGCTCATCTACGCGCATTTCAAGAAGGAATTTATCCAGAATGTGAACGATAACCATGTGAATTATCGGCGGCGTGTAAAAGGCGAAGACTGTATGTTTACTGCTGGTTTGCCCTATTCAGCCACTGCTGACCCTGATAAGATTATGCGATATCTTATAGGGAAAATAAATACGCATATGGAGATTTTCCGGCAGTTGGGTTCTCTTACGCCGGAGAATGAGGTTCTGTTAGCTTCTTTGCTTCTAACTTACAAGCCTTCACAGGGAGTTAACGTCTACGACTGGTATTCTGCTATGACTAAGATTGTCTAATAAATATTTCATATTGTGATGTAGGAATGAATTCTGATGCGGGAAACATTTTAGGAGTATTTGCTTTTTTAACATCATCTGCTGGTCTTATTTATGCTGCCATAAATCACAAACGCATTCGGTGTAGATGTTGTGGAAAAGATATAGATATGTCCGTAGACGTGGATCCGACTGACGCTAAACCAAAAGTGAAAAAACCTGGTGGTTTGGAAGAAACCGTACCTGTTGCGGAACCAGAAGTGGAGCCAGAACCCGAGCCAGAACTGGAACCACAGATAATACAATACGTTGAGCCACCGCCAAAACGAAGTAAAAAATCACGTGTATATCCGGGTTAAATTACACTAATGACCAGCCTTCTTCGTCTGTTCGGTTTCGCATCTCTGGATAACATTTGTAACACAGTGGCATTGTTTTTCCTTCATAATATTTTAACCATGCGGTCTTAAAAGCAGCATCTTCTTCACGGAAAATCCATTGATGAAATTGATTTTTGGTGAATAGCAGAGGCAATAAACCTCGTTCATCATTTTTCTCAATAAACTTATCTGCTGGACTCCACGTTTCCTTTCCTTTTTCGGGATCTATAGGATGCGAATGAACAGCCAACTTCATGGCCGAAATGAGTTTTGCTTTATATGTAGCTGGTCCCTCAAAACAGGAAAGCCATGAAATACTGTCTTCTACTCGTCCCTTAAGTGTATGAAGCTCAAAGCGGTCTTTGTGTGTCTCTCCAATATCATCGAAGTACATTGAAATAGGATTTCGCCGAATTACAAAATCTGTAATTCCCTTGATTTTATCAGGCTGGGTCTCGTCTATCGGATACTTTTCAGTAAATAATTTTTCTAAAATCTTGAAACTCATAGGAAATTCTTTCTTAATTGAATTTGTCAAACCAATCGCATAGATGAGTTCGTAGACTGTTTTTTCTGTGCGGTCTACTTTTACAGATTCCTCAGCTGAGCGCACGGCTATTGCCCGTTTTCGTTCTAGCAAATTTCGCGGAAGTGCTTTTTGTAAAATGGCATCCTCATCATCAGACATTGCTTACTTTATAATGTAATAGTAAATCAATTTTATGTGCTAGTTACACATATATATATCCGTAGACATAGTCTTTTTCATTTTTGTGACGTGTTCCGCCCAGATAATCTATCCAATATTGACCATAATTACAGTTTCCGTATTTATGGTGAAGAAGGTGGTGATTTCCGATTAAGAACGCGAATCGTGGGTCATGTGCCATCATACCACGAATGTTAAGTAGGAACAGGATAAGAATAATATCAGTCGCAGTGTAATTGTAAACTACAGCAGGAAACATAAAGCCAACACCTTGAAAAGCGGTTTCTACTGTTGTTGCCAAGTAAGTGTCTACATATGTTGGAACGGGTTTGGAATGATGGAGTTTATGATATTGAGATAACTGATTGTGAAGAACAACATGCGATATATAAAACCATATATCGTATGAAATGACGGATATCACAACCAGGATCATCTACTTTACCTCCGGGTTTTTCGGGTGCGGTGTCTTCCTACGCCAAGCCACTCTTCATTATTTGCGTCACGTTCAGCCTTTTGCGCTGCTTTTTCGTTACCGAGTTGTCTTGCCACAGCAGCGCTTCTTAAAAACGCGGCCTGTTCTGCGGCTATCTTTGCTTTTCTTTTTGCTTCTACTTCAGCAAAATGTTCATTAAATGCTCCTGCTAAACTTTCAGGACCCAAAATTTGACCCTGTGCTAAAGCGCTGGCCCTTCCTGCTAGTGACTCGGCCCCTTCTGCTCCAGCCATGAGTACGGCATTTGCTTCCCTTGCTACGGCACCAACTCCACCTTCTCGTAGTGCTTCAACTCCACCGGCTACTGCGCTACCCACTGCTCCAACTCCACCGGCTACTGCGCTACCCACTGCTTCAACTCCACTAGCTCCAGCATTAACAACAGCTTGAGCTCCACCCGCTACGGCGCTACCTACAGCTTGAGCTCCACCAGCTACTGCGCCACCCACACCAACTCCAGCATTAACAACAGCTTGAGCTCCACCCGCTACGGCGCCACCAATACTACCTACAGCCTCTCCCATGTTATCTATGACGTTTTGAAATAGTCCTCCGACGCTACTAGGCGGAGGCAACGGAGCTCCACCAAATGGATTCACCGCATTTTCGGCGTGTGCAACTTGGCCACTCCATGGATTATACGCATAACCGGCTTCAGCGCCAGCAAATGGATTCACCGCGTTACCGGCTTGAACAGCTTGGCTACCTGTACCAAATGGAATCCCCGCGTTACGGGCTTGAACAACTTGGCCAGCAAATGGATTACCAACTTCTAATAGTTGTTCGGTTTGAGACTGTACTTGTTCTTGCTGTCCCAATATTTTTCCTTTCAACCATTTTAATCCTTGAATAACACCAAATCCAATTAAAGGTTTCTTTGTTGCTGCTGCAGCTCTTTCGGCATTTGCGCGGAGTTTTGTTGCTTTTACAGAAACTTCTAATCTTTCAGTATTAATTCCCATTCCAGCAAGATTCAAAATCTTAATGATAGGCAGTAAATACCAATCTATAGTCGGCTGTATTCTTTGCCAAATGAGAATAGAACCTCCCGCAACCATAGCAGGTCCGAGAATACCGGGAATACCGAAAAAAGTTAATAGAAACCCAGCTAGCGCAATTAGGTAAGGAAGTGAAAAAATTGCTCTTACAACGTTGGCAGGAACTTCTTCTGCCACAGTAACTACGTCAATTAATTTGTTAATAACTAGCAAAATACTATCAATGAGCTTGTTTAGAGTACCTCCTACTGCTCCACCAAGAGTGCTAGTAATCTTGTCTTTTAATTGTAAAGCATCTTCCTGCTGATTATGTAAAAATACTAATAATCTGTCTTTTCTACCTTTACTCCACGTGTGTGTTTTCAGTTCAGCCAAATTCGCAACCAGTGCGGTATTATTATTACCCGCTTTTCTTGTAGCTTCAATACGCGCATTAAGATTATAAAGACCTTGCTTTACGTTTTTGCCGTATTTAAGACTACGACTTATTTCTCTTCCCACTTTCTTATTCCATGTCTGTCCGGACTTTATTCTTTCTTTTTCGTCCGATAGTAGTTTTTGTTTACGAGGATCAAGTTCGCGCTTTATCTCAGAGTTGAGCTCATAAAGTCTAGCCTTCGTTTTTTTATCATATTTAAAACTCCGGGTTATTTGTTTCCCGACCTTTTTGAAAAACTTCTTAGTCTTGTTCCAGAAACTCGGTTTCTTTTCGGCAACATTACCAAATGGATTACCTCCACCTGTATTGCTAACAGGGGTGCTAACAGGGGTGCTAACAGGTAAGTTTCGTAAAATGTTATTTTCATTCGCAATTTCAGCCCTAGGCCTGTAGTTGTTGTTGTTGTTATTTGTCTCATTCTCTTCTTTTATGGTATTAAGACGAGAACCCGCTTTTTTAGAAGCCGCTTGTGCTTTCGCTGCAGCAAGTGTTGCTCTTTCAGCCGAGGCTGCTAATTGTTTTGCTTGAGCCGGTTTAGCTTGTGTGGCTGCCAGATGAGCTTGATTTGCTGCACTTGTGGCGGCCACCGCAGCCGCTTGGGCTACTTTAACGGCTTGTACAACAGCTTCACCTTCCGCCTTCGGAGAAGCTGCTACAGAAGCAGCAGCTGAGGCAGCGCCCGCCGCAGAATTGGCTACTTTGGCAGCTGCCGCGCCACTTTTAACAACACCAAATAACGCAGGGTTCACTTGCGGAACAGCTAAACCGGGAAACATTGGTTGCTCTTGAGGAGCTTGAGCCGCCTTCCACGCAAGTCCAACTTTAACTAGATTCTCAGGCTGTAGCCAAAACTTAATAGCTCTCATTTCATCTTTAATCGCTTTCATTTGCTTTGAACTGCCTGTATGGTTGTAGTCCTGTTGTAACTCCTTGAGACGTTGTTGTCTCTGTGCTTTCCAGCCCTCAAGAAACTCCTCCATCCTATTCTAATGAAACAAATTATCTCTATAAGACAGGATGCTATTTGAATCAGCGCTACTTGTTGCAGCCGAGGCCGGAATGGCGCTCTATCCGATTTTAATTAAAACTGTTCCAACAAATCTTCCAACACAAGTCTTTGCTCGTGTACTCGTTTATAGCATTATTGCTTTTTTGTTGGCCCCTTCCCATCTAATAAAGGAAACCTGGCTATCAGTAGAAGGCGCCGCCACATCTATGATGCTAGGAGGTTTAACCCTTTTCCATATCTTTTCATCCTATGTTGCGTTTACCGAACTTCCAGCAGGTGCTGCCATGGCTATCTTCTATACGTATCCCATTTGGAATATGGCTGTTGCTTCTCTCATACACGGTGAAAGTATATCCTTTGCGCATTTCTTGTTAGTCCTTGTTGGATTTGCGGGTGTGGGCTTAATTGCGCATTCGCATATGATGGAGGAGACAGAGGAGGAGAAGAAGAAAGACCCTTTTGCTATTACAGGAATTGCAGCTGCTCTTGCCGCCGCGTTGTCTGAAACTGCTATCTATTTCGCTGTAAAACGCTCGGGTGTTGAATCACCTTACAAGTCACTGCTGGAACTTCACCCGGGAGCCGTCATCCTTCTAGCGGGTTTCCTCTTGATAAATCAACGCGGTTCGCTGGCCTTAGACAAGAATCCGGAGATATGGAAGCCACTCATCTTATTTAACGTTTTGGTAGGTGTTATCGGATTCTTCTGCTGGACGTATGCGATTCCCCGTGTGACTACGACGACTTTCAGTCTGCTGTCTTTCTTTGGCGTTGTGTCGGCTTTTCTATGGGGCTGGCTGTTCTTGAAAGAAGTGCCCTCGGCTGAAGCTTTGGCGGGTGCTGGATTGATTGTTGGCGCAGCGGGAGCTTCGTATGTGATTTAAGCGTAAATAAATCAAATGTAACCGTAGGGAGTAGGGAGAAGATGAATCCAAATAATAACAATAACTATGAAGCCTATGAAAAACACAACGAAGATTATTTCTTTGAGAAGGAACAATCCGCAAAAGACTTTTTATTACAGAAAATTTGGCCCATTGGCAAGAACAAACGTCTAGCAACATTCTTTCAAGAAAAGAGGCAAACAGCAGACATTCAAGAAGTTGTTTTACCCTTGTCGGAAGCCGATAAGAATGTGATTTTTGAAAAACCCACAGTTTTTGATTCATTCTATCAAGTGGATAAGGATCACGATAAACGCGGTATCCTGAATTCATATTTCTTACCTGTAGCTCAACCTCATTTGGAAGGCTGGATTGTCCAGCAGAATAATTATTTTAAGACATTGAGCCAACGAGACAAGGATGCTCTTTCAGCGTATTCATTTCATGGCGATGTATTTATCAACGGATTTCTACGCGGTAATTTGAATGAAGATATTGCTGATTTGGTTAAAGCATGTCATACGAGCAGAGATATTCCTTTCAAATGGGCAATTTACGATAATTATGATATATTGAAAGAGAAGGGTCTTGTGCTTCCAGCAAAGCACACGTTTCTTAAGGATGGCAAAATGAATAATAAGGTTATCTTAGACATTCTTGCAGATGACGCAAACTGGCGTTTCTTTTTCTCTCGGTCAAATATTGATTTCTTAATTGTTGGATTAGTAAAAGATTTAACCCGTGTTATCTTTAATGCTCCTCGTCTGCGTAAATCGCTAGTTGTCTATCGTGGCGTACAATCTGAGCATTTTGATACTCTTAAAACAAAAAGTATAGATTACTGGTCAACATCTATTGACCCATACGCGTCAACGAGTTTTACGCAAACTGATGTTGGAAAACTGATTGCTGCTACTGTGTATGAAATTACTTTGATGCCGGGCATACCGTGCTTATATTTGGAACGTTTTTCTAAATTTAAAACATCTGAGGCGGAAGTCTTGTTGCCACCGGGCATAACTTTTCAATTTAGTCCTACGGTTAATATCAAAATCCGTGTTGAAGAGAAACCTTATTTCAAGATTAGCTTTGAGCAATTTTTACAGAGGGCAAATTCGTCGGCTCAAAAACGACGCGTGCTAGTAACACCCGGTTCAGCAACTGAGTTTGACCCACATGTTTTGACGCTGAAAGATATTGTTGAGGAATGGGAACTTGAGGCAAAACGGAAGGCTAAGAGTGCGCGGATTTTTGAGTTGAAATATGGTGGTCTGCGGGTATCAAGAGAAGACCGTCACATTCTCAAGGATATGCTACCTAAGTTAGTGTCGCGGATCAGAGGAAAAACAAGAAAGTCGCGTTCCAGCAGAAACCGCGATTTATCGCGCCGGCGCCGTCGCGCAGCCAAGGGGATAGAACGAGACTCGCGTGAAGACGTTGATTTCGCGGAGGAAGAGTAAAATTTGACTGGATGCAGTTCCCGCATTAGGGGTAAAATGCCTCGCCAATTTGACTATGGTGCGAATCTCCATCACGCGCGACCCCTCTATAATCAGGTCTATACCAAGGATGACCTCAAGACAATCAACAAGGATACCGATTTAGTTGCTGAAAATGAAATTGGCATTTTCACTAAGTATATCGCCGAATGCGTGCTTACGTACGCATATAATGGAAGCAATAGACTTGACTTTCCTGTCTTACCCAAGGACTGTCTGATTTCACATGGCGCAAACGGGTGTCTAAGTAAAACGGAGCCTGGCCCTATTCCGATGATTTATATGGACCGTATTCTTCATAAGTTGACTAAGATTTTCCCCGATAGTGATATCATGGTTGTTGGTAATACCATGACTCTCAGTTGGGCTTAATTCTTTGAATAATATAGAATGCCAATAACCCACGCATTATTTTTTGATAATGATTTGACATATATAAACCAATTTCTTCCCTATTGTGATTTAATAATGCCGGTTCATGTTGGAGGACTACAACATCTAGGTTCTTTTCCCGTAACTCTTTGGTCAGATCCCGCAATGGTTCAATATGTAGGTTCCCTAACACAAGAGGGTCGAGACTTCGCAGATGTAGTAAAAAATATGACAGTTATAAGTTTTCTTCCCAATGAGCAAGGTGATGTAATAGATTTTGAATCTGGTATTACTGAAGATCATTATTACACAATTACGAATGCGTTAATACAAATTTCCGCACGGGAAGGAATAACTCAAAGAATAGCTGCCATTTTTGATTTTGACCGAACGTTATCAATTATTGAAGGATTTATCGGTGCTATATCTCCGCCAGTTAAACCAAATTCTGGCATTGAAGGCTATATAAACCATCTTTATGATTCCGGGTATTTACAAACACCTACAGGAAATCTCAATGTTACACCAAACGGAATAATTGAATATATTCTTGGTGGACCACGTCGCAAATATATAATTCAAACTCTAATTGCGCAAATCTGTAACATGGGTCATCCTGTCATAATTCTTACTAATAACGCAGTAGGAATCAATAATCCTGAGTTTATAAAGGATTTTTTCCCTGGCTATCAAAATCAAATAGAAGTTATTTGCGCACGGCCTTTTAATGGTAATAAACCTCTAGCTCTAAAATCAGTCAGCCAAAGGTATGATAGGCTCTTTATAAATCCTGCGCCTCCAGATAATCAATTCTATATAGAATTATATCGTTCACCAGGTCAACAAAAGTTTGTAACAACGGTATTTCCTAAATACAAAAATCGTGAAATTGTTGCTGTCTCTAATCTCTTTCCTCCCTACGAGGCCTTCCAAAACATGTCGGCAGGAAAAGATGGTTTTATTGCTCTTGGCGTTCTAGCAGTTTTGAGCGCAATTCTTATGGTCACTGTCAAAAGGCGCTAAAATTGAACCCGTTCTCTCTATAGGAAGTAGGGTAATGGCCGAAGTTAAGGAAGGATACGTCTATTGTATGACAAATGAACATATGCCTGGCTTTGTAAAAGTCGGATATACGGACAGGACACCAGAGGAGCGGTTGGCAGAGGCGAATGGGGATACATGGTCCATTCCCTGCTGGGTGTGTGAAACATCTGTTAAAGTTCGGAGCTCAAAAGACGCAGAAAAAGCGATTCATCTTCTGCTTTCCCATGATGGGGGACGGGTTTCTTCCCGACGAGAATTCTTCAATTGTACAGTGGACTATGTGAAGATGGTCTTTGCCATCCTGCGAACTCAGAATCCAGAGCCCACGCCTCAAGCAAAGATTCTAGCAGAAGTACATGCTGTAATCGCTACTGAACTCCGTAAATCTGTTTCCTTTTGCGAAGAGCGTGCTTCTTCTCCATCCGCTTCACCCAGTGGAACGGGAATCCGTGAATCTCGCAAGATTTTCCGGGACGGGCAACTGCTAAAGCACGTGTATAAGGGGGACGAGGCCGTCGCCTTCTATAAGAAAGAAGCCGATGTATTCGTTTGGCTTGGTGTAGAGTATGCTTCGCTGGCCCGCTTGAATTCGGCACACAAGCAGGCTGTAAACCCAGAGCTGAAGAATGCTGGAAACGCATGGGACGAATGGACGTGTATAGATACGACGGGAAATTATGTGCCGGTGAAGAATTTGCCAGAGCTCTAAATCGGAACAACTGTCTGTTGTGTTGACTGCTGTACTTGTACGCTAGGAGCTACCGTCGGCAGCGCAACAAACGGCGTCTCTCTCTTTGCGATATCCATCGCTTCCCGGACATTTTCCAGTGTCGGCTCATTTACATTTCGCTGTTTGAGGATTTGAGTTACACGCATTTTTAATTTGGCCAACTGAAATTCATTCATCTTCGGATTTTCATTCTTCATAATCATTGTTACTTTTTCCATTAAAATATTATAAGACGTTTCGGGGTCGGGTTGAATCCAGTTTTCGCCATCCACAAGGTCAAAGAGATTGTCAACAGTATCTGCTGGAATCTTAAAAAAATCACGGTCAGGATTTGGCCGTTCTCCGAATTTATTCAATAACTTGTGAAGAGAAACTAATTTAGAATCCATACCTTGGACAGACTTTGCCTTTTCTATCTTAAAAGGAAAAAGGAGACCTTCGGAATATAACTCAGTTGCCTTTTCAGCAGGAGTCTTTTTGGATGCTCCTATAAAAACATAGTCAGAATACAGCGGGTTGGATAATACGTATATGTAACCTGCGGACATCTTTGTTTTAACTGAGAAAAGAGTTTTACTTTTGTTTCCGCATGATAATTAGGATGAAGCAACAGAATAGACTCAAAAAAAGAAAGACCCGTAAGCGAAAGCAACGAGGTGGGTTTGAGCCCTTTCTAACTGTTCATTTTGCTTCTAGCAATGTAAAACTGAGCTTCAATGCGAAGGAAGTTGAACTTGCCGATGTCCAAGAGAAACCGCATGTCACATGGAGCCAGCAAGAAGGTCCAGTAACATTAATCTGCTGGGACCCCGATGCGCCTACTCCCCATGAACCCAAAGGCTACTTACATTGGCTTGCTATAAATCAGACTGGGACTTTTCCTTCGGGCGAAGAAGTTTCATGGAGTCCGCCAGCACCCCCGCACGGTTTCCTCCATCACTACTATTTTGGTCTTTATAAGCAAACAGATGGCGTTTCTGTTCAAATTCCCGCTAGGACTCCTTTCAGCCCTGATGACTTTGTCACAAAGAATGGGTTATCATTGATAACACGTGTGGGGTTTCAGACCGAAACTAAATCGTGGTTTAAAGATTTAAAACTATTCTAATCAAATGAACTTTTCAGATATCTTAAAAAAGAGTGGTGTTCCATTTGATTCCAATGGTAAAATTGTAATTCCTCCGTGGGTCAAGCATATTAAATTAGATATTGGTTTAGCATTTAATGCTCCGCACGCACAACGATGGATAGAAGCTGACCCGACTGTTTTAGTGTTTGGATTTGAGGCAAATCCTGAAGCGGTTAAGTTACTTTGCTCTCCATTTAATAAGCCAACTTTTCCTACTCAAATAATGTTTGAGTTTAAACATGTTAATACGCGGGCTTATATAATTCCTGTTGCTCTGGGCAAGGAACGCAGTGAATCTATGAAGTTTTATGTGACAGACGGTGATGGCGGTAATTCAAGTTTTTTTCCTCCGAGTCATTTGGAAAAACGTTTTGCTATAAAGGAAGTTATACAAGTGCCTGTGTATCCATTGTCTGAGTTTTTTGAACTTTTGCCAGAGACGGTTTCATATGTTGATTTTATTAAGATTGATGCGCAAGGGGCTGACTTGGATATCCTAAAGGGGGCGGGCGATTGGCTTTCAAAAAAGGTGGTCTTTATAACAACTGAGGCAGACGTTGGACCTTATTATGTAAATCCCACAGGCGATTATATCACCACTGTTCAATACATGACTACTCAAGATTTTATTCATATCAAGCATATGCATACAGAAGATCCCACGTTTATAAATAATAAGTTATTACAAATCGCAGATGGAGTTTCGATCTTCCAGAATGGTTAAATTACTTCTGCTTGGCCCACAGCTTGCCGATTTCCTTTGCTACTTGAGCTACGCCACCAGGAACCGTCTTGGCAACCCGGGAGTAATTAGCCTTGAAGAACACCATATAGGGATTAATAAGACGACGCTTACCTGCCTTACGGGTCGCAGGCACGGCCTTCTCCTTTTTGGAGGACTTGGAGGTCTTGGAGGCCTTACGTGTCTTACCCTTATAGCCGGCCTTCTCAGCATCCGACAACTTGTGCCACAACTTGCCGATTTCCTTGGCCACACCACCTATGTCAGCCTTGCGACTCGGATCGGCCTTGACAATCTTGGCGCGCTGTTCCTGTGAAAAGACCATGTACGGATTCATCTCTATCTTTAACGCAGACATTTTTGTGCGTAAATTTGAGCCTTTTTACTTTACTAACCAAAAGCAGGATGAGCATCTATATTCTTAAACTGCGTGAAGGAAAGTTCTGGGTAGGATATACAGCAGAGCCCATTCTTAAAGCTCGGCAATTCAAAGATGATAGTGAATGGATTCAAAAATACGGAATTGAAAGCATATATTCAATTATTCCTGCTCGAATCTACCAATTAGACCATAAAGTAAAAGATTTAATGGTCCAAATGCGCATTGAAAATGTGCGCGGTGGTTCATGGCCTGAGGTTCATTTACCTGATGCGGTTAAACAGACTTTACAGACTGAACTCTTTGGCTCTGAAAATACGTGTACAATGTGTGGTCTACCAGGTCATTATATGCAGGATTGTTCAGATGATTCGGGGGATTCTGTTTCAGAATTCTTTGGTCCTACAAATGAACCGTCGCCTGCTCTACGGCCAATGAATCCTATTCCTCATTATCTGGTAGGGCCATTTTCTCGGTCGCTAGCAGTTTCCCCTTTACCTCCTCTTGTTAGGATTTCTTAGTTAAATATAGAATGAAAACAATTACTGATTTTAATTCCGTAGGTGATATTCTATATATTTTTGTTGCTGCGCTAGTTGTAGATTTCTTGACTGTTATTATAACTAAATATTCGGGACCAAAGCCTTATTTTACTGTAAAAGCATTAGATGATTGGTACACTAAGTTTGGTCTTGCAGCCGTTGCTGCGGATGTATTAAGTGTTATGATTGGCGTTGTTGTAGCACGGTATATTTTCACCGCATTCAAGCTCTCCGGCGTTCTATTATTTGTAGCCGTACTTATCTTGTTTCAACTCTGCCATGATGCTTTCTTCTTTGTAGGAGTGATTCAACCTTTACCCCGCGGTGAAAATACAATGATTGATGTATTTAAGGATTATGCGATTGAAAATGGGGGAAAAATTCTGGTAGCCGACGCAGTTTTAGTTTTAGGGACAGCAGCCGGTGCGACTCTCCTTAAAAATCTTCCTTTTCATGTAACCAGTTTTGTGGGTCTAGTTACAGCATACGCTTTATGTTTTGTAACTTATACAAAGCCTTCTGCTTAGCCTTCCCGTTCAACCACATAAATCTTATGAGGGTTCTTGAGACGAGTGGGCTGGATATAATCCCCTTCAAAATATTCACCTGCTAGCAGATCAAAGATTTCACGAACGCGCTCTTTTGAAACGCGGAAAAATTCACGGTCTTCATTCACACGTTCATGATAGATTTCAAGCAGTTTATGAGTAGCTAATTCCTTCTCTTTCGGATTGGCAATTAATTTTGCGAACTCAACTTTGAATGGCAGAGGGACTCCTGTAGTATATAATTCACGAGCACGAACATCGGGCGTATCAGTTGTAAATCCAACCTTTAAAAGACCAGGCATAGCCGGGTTGGACATACAATACACGTATCCATCCATTTAATTATCTGCGGTT